CAACAACGGCGGCGCTGATTACGAAGCGCAGTACGCAGTGATGCAGTATGACACAAACGGCAACGTGAGCATAGACGATTTCTTTTCAAGAGCAGAAACCCTTGGTAACGATATGAACTATATTAGTTACCCTTATATTGCAGAAATAAAAGGCTCAGTGATTCACTCAAGTAGACACAGTTTATATACTAATACAATTGCTCCTACGAGCGGTGTATATGTAACAAGGTTTAGACTACCGCTTGACACTAGTGCGCAACAGATCGAAGTTCACTATCACCTAAAGAGTCTAAACTACTCGATGGCACGTTCGGGCATTCTTCGTGTTACCTCAGAGACAAATGATTCTAAAGTTAGCGACGACTATGACTATATGGGCGACACTGACAAAGAAACTAGTGTTGTCTTTGACGTAAATCATCTTGACAAAAACGCTGACAGTGTAGCTGAAACACTTGACATGACTGTAAAAAGTTCTATGCCAAATGACGATGTTACCGAGCTTCGTTACACTGTAAAAATCATAAAATAATTTGCGAAAAATCAATTTAGCAGCATATATTCTCGCCTCATCTCGAGATACATACATTACTTAAGAGAAAAAAGAAGTTGACATTCTTGCTCAAACAAGTTAATATAAAAAATAAAATATGGAGACGTCATGAATAAAGACATTATGATCGTGAAGCGGGATGGTTCTCGCTCACCCCTCGACATCGAGAAAATACACTTTGTAGTAAGCGAAGCTTGCGACGGGTTAGCAGGAGTAAGCAGTAGCCAAATCGAAATGAATGCCAATATACAATTTTATAACGGCATGAGTACACACGAAATTCAAGAAATCCTTATCCGAAGTGCTAGCGATCTAATCAGTCTCGACACTCCAAATTATCAGTATGCTGCTGCTAGACTTTTGTCATACGGAATTTACAAGCAGGTAAACGGCCAATACGAAAGCATTTCACTAGAACAAATTATTCAAAAGAACATTGATCGTAATGTTTATGACCCAGAGATCCTAACCAAATATACCCAAGAAGAAATTCAAAAGCTAGATAGCTACATTAATCATAAGCGTGATGAAAACTTTACTTACGCAGGCTTGCGTCAGGTAGTAGATAAGTATCTTGTACAAGATCGATCAAGTGGTGAAATTTTTGAAACGCCGCAGTTTATGTACATGATGATCGCAGCAACACTGTTTGCTGATTACCCTGCTGACACAAGACTACACTACGTAAAGAGATACTATGATGCAACGAGTCTTTTCAAAGTTAACATCCCCACGCCTGTTATGGCAGGGGTTCGTACGCCAATTAGGCAGTTTGCTAGCTGTGTGCTTGTCGATAGCGATGATACTCTTAATAGCATTTTTAGTAGCGACATGGCTATTGGCCGCTATACTGCTCAGCGTGCCGGTATTGGCATCAATGCTGGTCGTATACGTGGTGTCAACAGTAAGATCCGCGGCGGCGAAGTAGCGCACACCGGCGTTGTTCCGTTCCTAAAGAAATTTGAATCTACCGTACGCTGTTGTACACAGAATGGAGTACGTGGCGGCTCAGCTACTGTACACTTCCCGTTTTGGCACCAAGAGATGGAAGACATCCTTGTGCTTAAAAATAACAAAGGCACAGAAGACAATCGTGTACGTAGACTAGACTATTCAATTCAGCTTAACCGTACAATGTACGAGCGTTTGCTAAGCGGCGGAGACATTACACTTTTCTCCCCGCACGACGTGCCGGGCTTGTACGAAGCGTATTTTGGTGACGCAGACCATTTTGAAGAACTGTACACCAAGTACGAAAACAGCCGCTCTATTCCAAAGAAGAAAATTCCAGCAATGGAGCTATTTTCTGAGATGATTAAAGAACGTGCCGAGACCGGGCGTATTTACATCATGAATGTAGACCACGCAAACACTCACAGTTCTTTCTTAGACCCAGTGTTTATGAGTAACCTGTGTCAAGAGATTACGCTGCCAACTACTCCGCTAGGACATATTGATGATCCAGATGGCGAGATCGCACTATGTATTCTAAGTGCTATTAACGTAGGGCTTATTAACGACCTTGGCGATCTTGAGGCACTATGTGAACTAGCAGTTCGTGCGCTTGAGCAAATCATTGATTATCAGAAGTATCCTGTAAAGGCTGCTGAGATCTCAACCAAGGCTCGTCGTTCGTTGGGTATTGGTTACGTTGGACTTGCTCACTTCTTAGCTAAGAACAAAGTGTCTTACGATAACAACGAAGCAGCACAATTGGTACACAAGCTCAGCGAAAGCTTCCAGTACTACTTGCTCAAAGCATCTAACAAACTAGCACAAGAGCGTGGCGAGTGTGAATACTTTGATCGTACAAAGTACTCCAAAGGTATCCTTCCAATCGACACTTACAAGAAGGACGTTGACGAGGCTATCGGCGAAGTAGAACTACAGCACGACTGGGACGCTCTGCGTGAAGACATTGCTACTTGGGGCTTACGTCATAGTACACTGTCGGCACAGATGCCAAGTGAAAGCTCCAGCGTAGTATGTAACGCTACAAACGGCATTGAGCCGCCACGTGGATACCTAAGTGTAAAGAAGAGCAAGAAAGGTCCACTCAAGCAAATCGTACCACAGTTCCAGTCACTAAAGAACCACTACACTCTGCTTTGGGAAATGCAAGGTAATGAAGGATACATCAAAATTGTTGCGGCAATGCAGAAGTTCTTCGACCAAGCTATTTCTGCGAACTGGAGTTACAACCCAGTACACTTTGAAAACAACGAAGTGCCAATGAGTGTTATGATGCAGGACTTGTTGACAACTTACAAGCTAGGTTGGAAGACAAGCTACTATCAGAACACTTACGACTATAAAGTAGATCCTTCGGAGCTTACCGAAGAGGAAGCAAAACCAGTTGAGCTACAGCAGAGCCAAGTCGAAGAAGACGACGAGCTTTGCGAGGCTTGCGCAATCTAAAGGTAAACACACATGAGCAAGACAGTATTCAATCAAAATAAAGTAGACTTCACAAAGCAAGACATGTTCTTCGGTGAAGAGCAAAACACTCAGCGTTACGACGTTTTTAAATTCCCTGTGTTTGATAAACTTAATCAAACTATGCTAGGGTACTTTTGGCGGCCAGAGGAAGTGAGTCTACAAAAAGACAGAGCTGATTACGCAAACTTCCGACCCGAGCAGAAACATATCTTTACTGCTAACTTGAAGTATCAAACACTGCTTGATTCAGTACAAGGCCGAGGCCCGTGCCTAAGCTTCTTGCCTCATGTGAGTATTCCTGAGCTCGAAGGCTGTATTGTTACTTGGGACTTCTTTGAAACTATCCACTCACGTAGCTACACGCACATCATGAAGAACATCTATGCTGATCCAAGCGAAGTGCTTGACACTATTCTTGAGGACGATCGTATCATTGAGCGTGCTGTATCAGTTACTAAGAACTACGATACTTTTAACGAAGCAAGTGACAACTGGTTCCATCATAGAAAAGGATCCATGCGTGAAGTAAAGAAGAAGATGTACCTTGCTATGATGAATGTAAACATTCTCGAAGGCTTGCGCTTCTACGTTTCATTTGCTTGTACGTTCGGCTTTGGCGAATTGAAAATGATGGAAGGCAGTGCTAAGATTATTTCACTTATTGCTCGTGACGAAGCACAGCACTTGGCATTAACTACGCATATTTTGAAGTTGTGGGCACAGGGCAAAGACGATCCAGAAATGGTAGAAATTGCTAAAGAGTGCCGCGAAGAAGTATACGACATGTGGCGTGAGTGTGTATCAGAAGAAAAGGCCTGGGCAACATACTTGTTCAAGGACGGCTCGATGATTGGTCTTAACGAAACACTGTTACACCAATATGTTGAATACATTGCTAACCGTCGTCTCAAGGCAATCGGTTACGACGCTATCTTTGATGCGCCGGTTAACACCAACCCACTGCCGTGGACGCAACACTGGCTCAGCTCTAGCGGCTTACAGGTTGCTCCGCAAGAAACAGAAGTTGAATCTTATGTTGTTGGTGGTATCAAGCAAGACGTTAGCAATGACACACTAAAAGGATTTAAACTGTAAAATAATCCGTCTTTCCGGTTGACGATTGGTCTTTTGTTTGCTATTATATACATAGTTAAACAAGAGACCAATTCACGTACCGAAAGGCAAAACAATGAATCACACTATTACACTCGCTGGACACGTTTTTACAGTGCGTAAGCAAGAAGGCGAGTATTTTATCGAAGCTAACGCCCCTCTGCATCACATGACGTGGAAGAAGGCTGTTCGTGAGCTCGGTGTTGAAGTTGTATTAGGTGACTGGAATCGAGGATTCTTTTCAACTTACGACAAGAATAAAATCGAAAACTTTAGCTAAGGATTAACAACATGATTAATCTATACGCATACACTTACCCTAGCGCTATTAACAAGTTTGATGGCTTTATGCTAACTAAGGTCGGCGATAGTATTCGTGACGTTGAAGTACGTATGCGAGAGCAAGGCGGCGCAGCTGAGTACGAATCTAAAATCAACCTAGGTGCGTGGAATAATCTTCAAACAATTAAACGTGACTACGATGTTCACAAGATCCTAACCAAGGCAGGCCTTCATCACACTGAAGGCAACGGTACTGAGTGGTTTAAGATCCCAGGTAACTCGCTAGAAGATGCGTTTGCGTATATTGACAAAATTGTTGAAGACTTCGAAGGCAAGAAAGTACGTAAGAAAGTTAAGCTTCGTACTCTTCAACAAAAGGCACTTGACGAAGCAATGGACATTATTGAGACTAGCGGTGACATGTCAACTGTTATCGCAAATTTGTGTCCTCGTTTTGGCAAAACTATTTGGGCATTGATGCTGTTTAACAAGATCAGTGAGAAATACGGAAACCGTGTTATGCTGCTGCCGGCATACTGGCTTAGCGTTCACTCTAGTTTTGTTGATGAGATTTCGCAGTTTGATGATTTTCAAGACATTGCGCTAGTAGACGCAAACAGTGAACATGCTGAAGAAACAGCAGCCGCGGCATTAGAAAACAACCAGCGTATTATCATTCCTATTTCGCTACACGGCAAGTACGATGAGTGGATTGTGAAGAATCAGTGGATTGCTAATATTGCTAACGATGACATCTTTATGTTCGCCGACGAAGGCGACTTTGGTACTCACGCTGAGGCACAAGTGAAAAAGCTTGACTTTTTGTTCAACTAAGTGTATTATAAATTATAACGTAAAGAGAAAAGAGACACTATGCTAGTTAAAGTTTTCGCATCCGGTACTAACGTTCAGCGTCTTGCTAAAGGCTCGGGCCGTGCTGACGGTGTTATCTACACTGCTTACAGCCAGCTCGAACAGAGCGAAGTAAATCTTGAGAAGAGCAAAGCAAGCATTATTAAACGTAAGTTTTATATGCTAGAAGTAGATAGCTTAAAGAAAGAAGTCGAAGCGCTTGACGAAAAAGTACAGCCGAGCTGGACAAAGATTTGGGGTAAGCCGCAAGGTAACAAAGCATTTGTTACTAAGCTGTTCCACAGTCTAACGGCAGACGAAGCCCTACGTCAAGAATTGAATCTCAGCAATCTTACTGGCGAAAGTATTGATTGTTTTATGATGCTAGTGAGCGCTGAAAACAAAGAAATGAAGCAAATTAAAGATATTGCTACCAAAGCGCTGCCTAAGTGGCATGTTAAGATTCTTAACGGTGACTACACTAACAACAAACAAGCGCAGTACGAAACTACTAAAGAGATTAACGAAGCTCGTCTCGCAGGCAAAGACGGTGTCATTGTTATTGCTAACCAAATGGGTTCTCGTTCTTACAGTGTGCCAGAAATACAAGCTACTGTGATCGCCTATGATCGTGGCTCAGTAGACGCAACGGTACAAAAGGTAAGCCGCTGCCTTACACCTGGCAAAACTTACGCAGGCGATAAGAAAGAAGTTGGCCATATCTTCGACATTAGTTTTGATCCTAATCGTTCTGAAAACATCGAGCGTTTGCTGGTTGATGAAATTGTACAAGTAGGTAAAAGCGAAGACAAAGACTTCCCGACTGCTACTGAGTTTGTATTGTCTAGTATTGACTGTTTTAAAGTACGTTACGGCACTGCTGTTGAAGTAGACGAAAATGATATGTTTGACCTACTCGGCAACAACGAAAGCCTGTTGCGTATTGCGGATGTTACAGTTGATGTTAATCGTGTAGTTGATAGTGGGTTGATTGCCGATCTTGCGAATATCACTGCTAGCGGCAAGCAAAGCAAAAAGACTCGTGAAGCGATCAAAGCTACTAACAAAATTCGAGAAGGTGAACAAAAAGATCGTACGCCTACTGATGCCGAAAAGCGTGAGCTTGAAAAAATTATCAATAACGCTGTGCGAGCGCTAAACATGAGTGCTACAAGTGTTTACGAGTTAGCAGCAGTCGGCAGCACATACCGCGAATGTATTAGCAATATTAGCAACGACACTGACGATGCTAAAGAGTTCGAAAACTTGTTCGGTGTAAGTACCGATATTGTAAACGAGATCCTTGATCAAGAACTGCTTAATGAGCCGATCCTTGATGTCATTGTACAAAACTCTAAGAAAGTAGTTGACAGTCCCTTTGCGTGATAGTATTATAAAAACATAAGCAATCACTAAAGGTATATATCATGCGTTTTGTAACTGACCTTTCAAAAGGTATTCTTGGTGCTCCTGACTCTTCTGAGCTTTGGGAAGAAATCGTGTCTCAGATTCCTGACACTATTCTTCTTAAAGACGACGTAAAAATTCTATGTCCGGCTATTGGACATGGCACAGAAGCTGATATTATTGTACGTCGAATGAGAACCCTTGGCCGCTCGATTGAAGATATTCAAAGCAGTATTTACTTGATTGATAAGTACAGAGTCTTTACAAAAGCTTTAGTCCGCCGCGGCTACAAAAACGTAATTACTGCTGACTTTTTAGAATGGGAAACAAATATGAAATTTGATGTGATAATTGGTAATCCACCGTATCAAAGCCAAAAAGGTACAGGCACTCAACCGCTGTGGCCACTGTTTGTTTACAAGTCCCATTGCTTATTAAGTGATCACGGTTACTTAGCAATGATTACACCAAACAAGTGGTGCGGTCATACAGCTAATGTTATCAAAGGCAATATTCGTCTATATAAAGATGTCTTTCAAGGACACTTGCTTACAGCAAATATCCAAGAATGCAGTAAGCATTTTCCAAACGTCGGCGGCTATAAAGACAGTTTTAGTTATTTTGTTACTGGTGGTAAAAAAGTTACGCATTCTACAATTAAAATTAAAAATTTAGAAGGTGAGACAAATTTAGATGCTGACGCTTTTAAGTTTATGCCTCTAACTAAGATTAACAGTATCACATCTTCTATTATTAAAAAAACTAAGACTGAGAATACTTATCAATTCGCTCAAGTATCGACAGGTTTTCAAAATAGAAACCAAGGGTCGATTGTAATTTCAATGGCACAGCGTCTCCATTATTCGAAATTAAACATATATTATGATTTAAATTTTACCGGTAAGGTTACTAGTAAATCTACAATAAGTAAGTTAACATTTAAAAATTCGTCCCAAGAAAAGGTAGACGCAATTTTTAGTAGTAAACTTTACAAGTTTATTCATAATGTTTACTGGAATAATGATAATTTTGCAACTACTTTTTATAACTCGTTGCCGTTTTTGGATCCTAATGTATTATGGTCTAACGAATCTATTTTTCAACACTTTAATCTAACACAAGAGGAGATTGATTACATTGAAGCAAATAGTTGATCATGTACGCAACCGTTCTTATATGAGCGGCGTAGATAGAGAAAAGAGCAGAGTAAAGGCAACAGGTGAAGTCTTTACTCCGACTCCTCTTGTGCAAGAAGTACTTGATCAATTGCCTCAAGAACTGTTTACTGATCCCAATAAGACGTTCCTTGACCCTTCATGCGGCGACGGACAGTTCTTAGGCGAAGTTCTTATCCGCAAGATGGAGAACGGCAGTACGTTTGAGCAAGCGTTGAGCACTATCTACGGTGTTGACCTTATGCAAGACAATGTCGAACTGTGTCGCGAACGACTACTATGCGGGCGTGAAGACTTGCGACACATTGTGGAAAAGAACATTGTGTGTCACGACGGTCTTACATACGACTATAGTTTCAACGGCACTAATCAAACAAAAGCAGAAGCGAGATTTGAATCTTTATTCTCTTTCGACTAGATCGCATAAGTACCAAACACGTTGACAAGCTTTAATTTACAAAGCTGTGGATAACTAACTTGACGTGTTTGGCTAACTAGTATATTATAAGTTTATGTTTAAAGGAAACAACAATGATTATTGAAACTGCTTACAAGCAGGGTGATATTGTGTCTGTAAAATTAGCAAGCGGCGAAGAAGTCGTAGGTCGATTTGACAGCGCAGCAAACGGCGGCATTACGCTGATCAAGCCAATGATGCTTGTAGCTCAGCAACAAGGCCTCGGCCTTGGGCCGTTTATGTTTAGCGCAGCGCCAGACAGCAAATTTACTATTCGTGAGGCAGCATTGTCTTGCGTAGTAAAGACAGAAGCTGATCTAGCTAAGCAGTACACCACTTCTACTACAGGCATTGCTCTGCCATGAACGTAGTATGGAGTAAACCTAATTGTCCTTTCTGCGTAAAGGCAAAAGCGTTACTTGATGCCAAAGGTATCGAGTATGAGGTGCGTGAGATCGGTTCCGGTTTCACTCGCGAAGATTTGCTTGCGGCTGTGCCACAGGCAAAGACAGTACCGCAGATTTTTCTTGACAACAAGTTAATCGGCGGCTATAATGAACTAGAGTCAATGTTTAAGGAGTAAATTATGACACTACATGAACAAATTGTACAAGAGTTCAACAACTACATTAAAGAGTCGGAGCTTTTTGATGAGAAAGACGTTAAGGCAGCAGCCGTTCGTGCTCGTAAGGCACTAGGTGATATTGCTAAATTAACAAAAGATCGTAGAAAAGAAATACAAGAGCGTAAAAACGATCTTTAATTCACTAAATAATATGCAGTTTTTAAATGGAGGTTAACACTATGAAAACTATTATTGCAACCGTGGCAGCTGCTGCGGTAATTACTGCTGGCGCATCTGTTGCCGGCGCACAAGAACTAGGCGGAAGCACCGGCGGTGTATCCCCTTACGTTGGTTTCGAATACACCACCACACCAGCTACTGGTGAGTGGTTCGGCGGCGACACTACTTCTATGGTAGTAGTTGGTGCTGAAGCAGCTCTTCCGTGGGACCTTAAAGTAGACGGTTCCCTTGCTATTGCCAATGGCACTGCTAACGACACTGCTGGTGAAGAGTCCGCTATTGACTTTGGTGGCTTTGGCATCGACGGTGCTTCCCTTACTGTTTCTTACGAAGTAATGGACGGCATGGACATTTACTCTACTACTGAGTTCGACAGTGCGTTTAAACGTGACAGCACTTCCTTAGGCATGCTTTGGAAGTTCTAATCTAATTTAACACAATTAGATTATTTTAAATTTAACTCAAATACTGCTCCTGTTAGTAATAACGCAGGAGCAGTTTTTTTATAACTAGGTAAAAGAACAAAAATGAAAAACTTAATTATTACTGCTTTAGTAGCAGCATCTGTTAGCGTGGCTGGTGTAGCTAAC